CTCCAATTTCTTCAACGGTTTGCATGAGATCTTTTTTAATCTCGTCCTGCGCTTTAGATAGTTTATCTATTTGCTTTTTATATGAAATAAATTCACGAACTTTAACCATCAATGGATTAGAGCTCGGTTTGCGTGGTGGTGTAGCAACTTTTGCCATGATTACCCTCCTAGGTAAGTTTTGCTATAGCTTATACCCACCCACTGACAAAGTGCAACCCGGTAGCCTAGTCCTTTATATAGTTCTTTAGGGCCTCTATAATCACGTCTGTGACGGTACGCCCGTCTATTTTAGCCCTCTCCTTAACGGCAGCCCATAGCTCGTTGGAAACCCGAATTGTGCGGGTAGGAGTCTTTGGTGAGTTTGGCATTATCTCTCCTAAACTATAATTGTTGAAGCATTAACTAAAAAAGCCCTCAGAGATCCAGCCGTTAGTTTTATTCCGCCTCGATCATCTAATCCTGCACCGTCTACTACAGCGCTTGCTACTGCGGCTTTTTGTATTAGGAGCTCATGTTGCCTCTGCTCAATAGATCCGTCCATCAGTATGTCCTGAATAACTACGCTCTTCCAAGAGCTTGAGGCACGCTTAATTCTACCATTTCTCTGAACCGCTAACCCGGCATTCCATGGTAAATCATAGTTAATTAATAGATTTGCTTGAGGAAGATCTATACCATATCCACCGGCGTCAGAGGATATAAAAACTCTACAATCTGGTGAAGTTTGAAACTTTGTTTTTGCTAACTCTTTCTCTTTTGCATTTAGTTTGCCGGTGTAAATAACAGACTCATACGGCAATGCCTGCTGTATAAAAGTAACCATATTTACGTAGGTAGTAAATATAACAACTTTATTACTTTCGTCTAAAGACAAGAACTCGTCTACATAGTTTTTTAAAATCTCAAGCTTTGGAGACTTCCAAGTACCGTCTAGTAAACCGTCTTGTATGCACTCAAACGCATATTTAGACCCCACTCCCTGCATAGGGTTGTAAATCTTGCCGGAATGTATTAACAGATCCGGATGATCACACCACATTCTTAAGGCAGTTAGTTTTGACATAATTCTTCCCCTGAGTTCATCCATAGGTCCGCCTTGATCTCCCTGACCATAATGGGAAAATATGTCAAATGAAGAACCGAAGGACTCCATAGCATCATCTAGATCTAGTAAAAGGTCATCAGTTATCTTAGTATAAATTTCTTTGGCAGCTTTAGAAAAAGGAACAAGTATTGGTTCTTTTGTAATAACGTCGGGAAGATAAGGAGATACATCAGGATCTTCTTGACGCTTTCTTACTGCAGCGTCTTTTATTGTTTTACTGAGGATGTCTATATTTCTATATCTTTCAACACCACCAAAACGATTTCTAACTATAAATGTTTTATCAAAAAGATCAAATCTTCCTAAAACAGTTGGGTCAACAAACTGCATTATTGAATATAACTCTTCTGGCTTACCGTTCTCTACGGGAGTGCCTGTTAGAGCAAACTTATAATTACTGGATAGCTTCTTTATGTATTTTGATCTTTTTGATCTAAAGGATTTGATTGCTGTTGCTTCGTCACAGACGATAAATCCTCTTGGCAGTTTGGACACGGTAGCCCAGTCGTTAACAACCTGCTCGTAATTGAGAATGATGTAATCAACCCCTGAATTAGCCCAGTCGAGCGCTTTGGCATACTGAGCTGCTCTTTGCTTTGGCGTTCCATCAATGACCAAAGGGTTTGAAGTATCACTTGTAAATCTCCTTATTTGGTCTGCCCATTGGTATTTAAGGCTAGACAAGCAGATGATTATACCCGGCTCACGTACGGAACGGTTGTCCATCAACCGCTCTAGCGCAGCTATAGTCAACACTGTCTTGCCTAGCCCTAAATCGTAAGCAACCAAAACCTTGCCGCGATCGCACATCTTGTCTACGGCCTCTGGTTGATATGGAAGGAGAGTTCCTGTAAATGTCACTTTAATTCCTTTAAAAGCACACAATGTGTAGCGGTTGTTACTCCTAAACGTATTGCTTCTGCGGACATATCTCCAATATCTTTTGATTGATCTGAGTAGTTAAACATAAGAAACTCTAACCCATTTTTTCTAGAGTCAACTAAAAACTGATTGAAGGACTTCTTACCGGCAGGATCTACGGCTGGATTATCTATCGCAAAGATTAAACGATCAGCTCTTCTCATAAGATCTATTTGCTGAAAACTGTACGAGGCGCCGTATATTGCTACCCCTCCAGAAACTCCAACGCTCTCTAGTTTTACAGCGTCCAAAGGAGACTCAACAACGATCATTGTTCCCCCTTGCCAGGCGTTAAGACCAAACATAGTTTTTGATTTAGGAACTCCAACAGGACGGTTAAAAAAAGACCTTGTTACTTGCCCCTTTTCTTGCCAACCTAAAAGCTTATTGCTATCTGGCTCACGTATTGGAAGTACCCACTCATTTGACTTGGTGTTCCACAAAACACCATACTTTTTGCATGCATCTTCAGTCAAACCCCTAGCCTCTAATGCCCAGTCTGGCGGAGTAGAAAAGACAGCAAGCCTTGCCTCACTCATAGGAACAAGCTGAGCAGGAGGTATATAAGAATCTTTTATTTCCTCAAGCTGTTTAGATAAGGCTTCTAGATCTACATCAAGGTTTGAATATATCCAAGATCGTGCATCATCGTAATCTAACTCTTTTATTTCACATACAAGAGTTATTAAGTTGCCCTTATACCCGCAAGAAAAACAGTGATGGGCTCCAGACACAGCGTTTATTGACCAAGAGGGATTATCATCTTCTTTTCCTGTGCGCTTACGATGCATAGGACAGTTAGAGCGAAGCTCATCGCCCCTACCCCAAGTAACTATGCCAAGGCGTCTTGCAGCCTCCTCTACTATGCCGTCACTAAACAAGATTTGGCCTATCTAAAGGAGTAGGCGCCTTTGCATACGTCCCACAACTAGCGCATTCCATATCTAAAAAGTACATTGATATTTCATAATCTTCAAACTGCGCTTTTATATTCCAAATAGTGGACTCACATACCGGGCACTCATGCATTACCTGGTTTTCATACTCCATCGTGCCGGTATAGTCTGGCTTTAACTGTCGTATAGAGCTCATGCGGACTGTCTCCTTCTAGAACGAATCTTTAATCTCTGTCTAGGAGTTGTTCCAGCCCAGATACCCTCTAAAGAAGGATCCTTTATCGCATACTCTAAACATCCAGAAATTATTGGGCACCCGTTACAAATAGCCCTTACCATAGAAAGATGCTTAGTATCTAAGTAATCTTCTGGAAAGAAAATTTCAGGATCATCAACTTTAGAACAAAGTTGAGTTCCGTTAAATGGACTGTCCATACTCTTGGAACTTTCCTTCCTCCCAGTCCCACAAAAGCTCTATCTCTGCAGGAGCGCTATTACGGCTTTTATCTATTCTAAGAACTCTTGAACTATCGTCTTCCTCGTCCTGACGCTCTAAAGTCATAACTATGTCAGAGTCTTGGACAAAGGAAGACGAATAACCGATTGAGTCAGAGGTAACTTTTCCTCCACGCATTTTGTGACGAAGAGCTTGAGTGCTCATGACAATAGGAACATTATGCTTTTGTGCAAGTCGCTTCATTCCGCGGGTTATGTTGGTAAGCGCCATAGGGGTATTTGACTCACCCGTCATCTCGTCAACCATCAAATAAACACCGTCAACAAAAACAGCATCAGGCCTAATCTTGTCTATTTTTATAGACAATGAAGTTAAAGTTAGGGCAGAGACAGAATCCGTTAAATAGAAGTTGTGCATTTTTTCCATGCGTTCCAACATCAGTCTATAGCGCTCTTCTTCTTCTGGTTTCAAAGCTCCACGAATTAAACGAGAATGAGAGATGTGCGCCCTCATTGAGTCATGTCGTCTCTGTTGCTCAAGATTAGTCATTTCAAAAGACTGAAACATAGGAACAAAACCATCTTCATGAATATTTACTGCCATCTGCATTGAGAGCACTGATTTACCAGTTTTAGGGGGAGCAACAATTGTCACTAACTGTTGGGGCTGTAAACCGGCAGTTGCAACGTCTATACCCTTAAATCCTGTGGACATGCCAAGGAGCCCGTTAGGGCGGGTTTTAATATTCAAGTACTCGTCAAAGCGACTTAGAGGCTCTTTGGTCAGGTCTATGTCTGAGGACTTTCCTACGCCCTCGTCCTGGAGCTTTGCAAGGCCCATAGAGACCTGTTCAAGGGCTCCCCTATGATCTCCGTCGGCAATAAGGGTTCCGGCCGTCTGAACCAGCTCTATGGTCTTTTGGCGGATACGAAACTCAGAGAGCTGATCTACCAGGTACTCCAGGGAGTCCTCTACGTTTAAAAGCCTAAAGTTAGGAAAATTATCCTTTACGGTAGTTGCTGTGGGTACCTCGGAATACTTGGCTACATGCTCCCGTAGGAACTTCCAAACAGCCCTATTTTCATCTACGTAAAACCAACCGTCTTGAATGCCTCGATCTAAAAGTGGAGATATATCCCTATCTCGTATTGCTTTTGACAGGAGGCGAATCTCATTATCTGCTGCCATTAGAGAGCCCCCATTTCTAGATACCAACTTCCGTACATAAGACCGCGAGTGGGTATGTCTACCACATGTTTTAATTCTGGTCTATATGGGAGTTGTGATGAAAAGTCTGATATTACCTTATACGCCGCAGAATAGTTAAAAGGATTTGTTCCTAGATTATCTAGGTCATCCATAATCTCTTTCATTTCTTTTCGTGTATACCCAAAACCAACTAACTCCATAACGTAGCCGTACTTTTGAGCAAAATTCCAGAACCTAGCTAGAGCCTGTCTGTTATAAGAAACCTCTTCAGAAAAGACAGGAATTCCAAGCACACGTTTTGATGTCGGTGTTTTGTCAAGAATGCAGTCTAAAGTAACCGCAATTCTCTGCGGCACTTCGTTTGAGATATCGCCCCCCTTCATAGTCTATAGAGCCAATATTCTCCCGTATTTGAGGAGTAGATTTCTAAACTCCTCTGCGGATGTTTTTGCTCGATCTATGTATTCCTGTGGTGTCGCCTCAGATATTTTTATTGGATATACAAAATCGTCATTAGTTTCATTTAGACAGAAGACTATGTGCTTACACTTTTTGCGAGACTTGTAACCATCACAAGTGCAGCGCATAGTATTATCGTTAGATATCTGTACCTCAGAGATACCATTCAACGATACAAAGAACTGAATGGTTTTCCATTCATAAGCGGGCACGTTCTTTAACTCTTTCATTTTCATTTTCTTCTTCTGTCCCCCCTAGTAGATATTATTGCAATTGGAACAAACGCTTCGTGTGCGAAACTCGCCATGGAATCTCCGTATGTATCTGCCCATTCACCCATAGGTGTATTGGTAGTTACAATCGTAGGTAACCCAGCGTTGTACCTTGCACGCAGTAAAGCATCAAATGTGTTTTCTGACCAACCAGAAGCAGTTCTATATTCTTTACCTAAATCATCAAGTATAAGCAGACGAACATTGTCTCCGGGTTTAGCCTCACCATAAATACAATCTATGAGAGACTTTTCTGTTTCGTCTTCATCCGACCATTGACGTTTTTGTAAACGAAGAAGCTTTGGATAATCCGCAAAGAAAACTGGTCGGGTTATTACTTGATCTGTAGGTCCCCAAACTTCTTTTGGAGATAACCGTATAAGTGTCTGACCAATCACAGATGCAAGAGTTGTTTTTCCGTGGCCAGGCTCTCCAATCAAGAGCAGCCCAAGACCACAAGTATCTGAACCCTTAGCTCTAATAACATCTCCATCGATAACTTCTTGCATCCAATCATGAGCGATCTCTACAACAGATGTTTGCTCTTTGTTTGGGTAATAAGAATCTAGATCTTCAAATTCTCTGCCAATAGTTTTTAATGGAAACTGTGCAGCATTTATTTGCGCCCTAGTACGTGGAGATATTTCTTCTAAGCTGTACACAACTTACCCCTCTAGAAGCTTTAGCATCTTCTCTTGGTTTGAGAGATTCTCTTGCTTCGTATCCTTAGAAACTGTTCCGTACACAGTGTAGTAGAACTTTATAAACTTTCGCCATAAGGGTTCTCCAACACCGGGATCCTTTAACAACCTACGATCATTAAAGAATTTACGAATAGCCTTTAGGATAACAGTGCGATGGGTACCTTCGCCAACTTGACGGTTGATCCAAACAGTAAACTGCTGTCCATTGACTTGAGCCGGAACATTACCGCACTTCTCCCGATAAAGATAATAAAACTCCGCAACAAGGTCGGTTGTTGTCCAGTCCTCTTCGGGCCGGTTAGATCGATGCTTGCTTTGAGGGGTGTCCTCAAAACGGGTTGGTTTGTATTTTGAGTTGATCCGCTTTTGTTGATCATCGATCTTCCCAACAACGCCCACTTCATCGTCAGTCTTTTTTCGGGGGGTTTCATCGCCCAGTATTGGCCAGTTCATTTCATCTCCTTGGAATTCAGGATGAATTCCTAGATTAGAAGTACGTAGTACTTCTAAGCTATCTATATCACTAATAGACTTATCACTAGTATTGCAGACAGATAGAACAGGCGTTTTACCGACCGTCGGTATTTCGTCTGTCGGTGCCTGAATCTCAAGCATGGTTTTTACGGTAACATTAAGGGACTCGTCCGAAAACTTCAATAAAGTCCGCCACTGACCATTGACCTGATACTTGACTGCCCGTATGTAGTCAAGCTTCTTTAGTTCCTTCATTGCATTCTTGATTGCGTATTCGCTTTCAGCAAGAGCTGTTGTTAGCTCTTCAACTGTGGCTACTCGACCTATACGAAGGAAGTACAGATATAGGAAACGAGCATTCATTGACAACATTGGGTTGTCATACACTTCGGCTTTCATTTGGCCCTCCTAGCCTCAATGGTGTAGTTCTACAGCCTATCTACCCTCTTTGGCAAATTGCGTACCTCACGCAGGGATACGCCCGTAAAAACCTGCTCTACGGCAAGGGATAGGACTAGTCCAACAAATGTTGCGGCCAGGATCTCAAATATAGTAAATTTACTATAGCCAGCCATAACCAGTATTCCAGTTGTGGACATTATTAGGCTTAGCAATCCCCGCCATTTTCCAAGAGATATTAAAAGACCTTCTACAGCGGTAAGTACGCATGCAGAGGCAAGTCCGGCAATTAAAACAGTAGTCATGGCAGGAACCTACTGCCTAAATACAACCCTGTCAAGATAGAACACTCGACCGGCTGCTGGGGAGTCTGGAGTACACGTTACTTTTAGTACGGCGTAGGTAGCTCCATAAATTTCTGACTTCTGGGCAAATACCCCCAGATATCCCCATCGATCAAACCTTATGTTTCTTGCTGACGCTGTTTTTGTTGTTACTACGATGTTGAAATCGTCATAAAACTTTACTTCTAACGTGTAGTTTCCATATGCGTCTTCGTTTTCTGGTTTGACAGCGATAGATGCATAGTATCCAGCGTTAGTTACTATAGGAGTGTTGTCCGTATATGCAGAGAATGTTGAAGATCCATTTGTAGAGGTTACTTTTCCAAATGCGCTTCCATGAGTAGTGTATTCATCAAATAAGCTGCCTCGAGTTACGCTTCTGGAGATTGTTGCGTTCCCGCCGTTCCAACCTGTAGTGCTCTGCTCAAATGATGGAGCAGTTAGAACTGATGGGGATAGCTCTTGGTATGCAGGTGTTGGGAATCCAGACCTAATTTCCCAACTAGATCCATTTGGTACAACTTTTACCATGTTTGCTGCAAGTCTAGCTAGCTTGTTTGCGTAGTTCTGCCAACGATAGCTTCTACCGTGAGAATTTGTTTCGTCTTCCCAAAGGCAGTCAAAAGCATCTATATATTCTTGAGTAAGTGGGTTAGTTATTGCTGGGGCTCCAGACCCATCAAAATATGAAGTAGGCTCTAAAGAATCCTCTAGCTGTAGGGCGTCTATATAGAGCATTTCTCCAGAGACTGCATCATCTACATATAAAGATACTTTAGCAAGGGGGTACCCAGCATCAGTTGAGAAGTCTGGGGCGAGAGCAGTTATGTGCAGCCTTTGTGGGGTAGCACTTAAAGTTAGTGGATCTGAATCAACATAGTAAACCGCGGTTGAGTAGTAGCTTCCGTCTTCGTCAGTAAGTATTGTGTTTTGTTCTTCTTGACTAAGGGCGGATGAAAACTCAATTCTTGCTTTTACAACCTTTGTTGTATTTGAGGACACATGTGCGCTAAAGGTATAGTTTTCATTGGGATCTATAGGCATCCACTCAGAGGTTATGCCTGTTCTACCGTCTGAACTAGCGGTAAGTTTCGCAAATTTTGACCCAAATACTATTGCTCCTGATGGGCTAGTTGCAGTCGTCAATGTTCCGTTTAGGGCTGTCCAACCGTTTGTATTTGATTCAAAAGATGGGTTATGAATATAGTTTACGGTCTCACCCTCAACATATACGATGGCTTTTCTTGCATCTTCA